ACGAAAGTAGAACTCATACAAGAGATTATAGAGCAGCACAAGCTATGGTCAAAGAATCGCAGCAGGGAGTATATTTACAAGCGTTATTACCTTTATAATGAACTCCGTGTTTTAGGATTCTCATTAGACGAGATAGGCAAGAAGTTCGGAGGTAAACATCACGCTACAATCATTCACGGACTACGGCAACACGAAGACTTGCACAGGTTTGGATACGAAGACTACAAGATAGCTACTAAGCAAATAGATGATGTCTTACACGGAGCTACGCTTCCTTTGATTGATGACTCACCTGATTTAGCAAAAGACGTACTAAAGGCAAAAACTTACACCCAGTTCAAAAAGATTCAACGACATATAAAATTGGGCAAGTACGAAAATAGTTTATAGTTGATGCAACTTTTTTCATGGTTATACGTTATCTTTGTAGACGAGTTGGCTGGACACCATAAACTCTAAGGTATTATTGACCCTTGTATTGATTCGCAAGTCCAGCCGCGATGAGATGCAGGGGTTTTTTATTTACTAAAAATTACAAAATGAACGAAATTTATTTTAAATGTCAATTTAATGACAAAGACCAAATGATTGTTTCTAAAGGAGATTTTATTTGCTTTGAAATTATAGAAGGCGAACAATCAAAAACGGTTTGCATTGACATTAAACAAGCGTACACCTTAATCAAAACTTTAGAAAATTTTAGCAATGAGCAGTTGGATTAAATTACACCGCAGTTTAAAAGACTGGGAGTGGTATGATGACCACAACGCAACACGTTTACTTTTACATTTGCTTATTTCGGTAAATTACAAAGACAAGGAATGGAAAGGGCAAACAATAAAAGCGGGTACATACGTTACCAGTTGGGAAAATCTTTCCAAAGAAATAGGCTTATCGGTCAAGCAAACAAGGGTTGCAATGGACAAGTTAGAAAGGTCTAAAGAAGTGACACGCAACGTGACAAACAAATGGCAAGCTATAACCCTTATAAAATGGGACAAATTGCAATGTGAAGAGGTAGAAAAGGGCAAGCAACAAGTCAAACAAAGGGCAACAACTAAAGAAAGTAAAGAAGTAAAGAATAATACTATACCTGAATTTTCGGAGTTTTTAGCTTATGCTTTAGATAAGAAACCAAAAGTGAGTCAGATAGATTTAAGACTTAAATACGAAAGTTGGAAAGAGAGTGATTGGAGTATAAATAGAAATGGTAAATTGCAACCTATTTCCAATTGGAAGTCTACGTTACTAAATACGCTTCCGTATATAAACGAAATATCTTATAGTTTACCATCTGAAATTTGGGAGGGATAGAATATGTACAAGAAATTAACAGACCTAAATGCTGAAATGTTTAGTATTAGACACGAAAAAGATGTAAGAGGAAAGTCAATAGGTTGGGATTGGGATATGCTACCACTTACAATCAAGGAAGGAACTACAACTTACATAGGTGCAGCTCCTGCATCAGGAAAGACGGAGTTATGGTTTGAGATACTTATAAACCTTTCGTGTTTACACGGTTGGAATCACGTTGTATTTTCTCCTGAGACTGGAAGTAGTGCCGAGATATTTTCTGAACTATGCTACAAGTACATAGGTAAGCCATACGTTCAAGGACAAAACTCAATGACTAACAGTGAACAAGTAAGTGCTGAAATGTTTATAAATGAGCATTTCATTGTAATTGACCCAATTGACGAGGATTTGACTATAACTAAATTCTACCAACTTGTAGATGAGATTGAGCGCAAAGAAGGTATTAAAATCCATACCACTACGATTGACCCGTGGAACGAGTTAACCGAGGAGTTTATTCCTGCTGATTTAGGACGTGAGGATAAATACTTGAGTAGGATTCTTGGTTTAGTTCGTAAGAACGCAAGAAAGACAGGTAGACATAACTGCGTTATAAATCACGTTAGAGACCAACCAATGGTAACTGCAATGTCAATAGCAGGAACTGAACTTAGATACTTTCCGATTCCTACGGCACGAGATTTTTCAGGCGGTCAGGTATGGTTTAGAAAGGGTTTAAGCGTATTAATTCCGTGGAGACCTCCGTATGGTTTACCTGATGCTAATGGAGTAGGTGCAGAAAAGAACGAAGTTCATTTGAAGGTGGCTAAGAGCAAGCCAAAAGGCGTATCGAAAAACGGAGTGTACAAATTATTCTTGGATGTTGAACGTTACCAGTATTATATGCTTGACTTCAAAGGTAATCGTGTTTATGCAAACCGAGGAACTACCTACAAGAAGGAATCACAACGTAAAATTGAGATACCAAAAGACGGACAAATAGAAACTACCTCAGAGAAACTTCGTAGACTTGCAAACAAAAACCCTTTTTAATATGGACTTATCACTTAAAATACTATGGGCTAAATCAACCGTATGGACGGTTAAAGAACGAATCAAGAACGTAAGAGAGAAACTCGAAAAGGACAAGCCTGATGCCAAAGACTACATCAACGGAGGTAAAGAAAGCGAGGCATATTTACTTGAGACAATTCAGGTGATTAACCTACTTGAAGACGAAATAACATCTCTAAACCGAGAGCTTAACCAACTTGCAAGAAGAAACGCTCAACTGCGAGTAGCCTATCAAGAATTACAAGAAGAAATCAAATACAAAGATGCCACGATGTAAGAACTGCAAGGAGAAGTTTGAACCTATCCGCTTCAATCATAAATACTGCCTGAAAGACGAGTGTGTCCGTGCTTTTGTAGCTGAGGCAAGAGAGAAGCAATGGAAGCAGACTAAAACACGAATGAAAGAAAACCTAAAAACCACCTCAGATTGGTTAAAAGAAGCCCAAGTAGTATTCAATAAGTATATAAGGGAACGTGATAAGAATAAGCCTTGTATCAGTTGCGGTTCAAAACTCGGAGATAAATTTGACGCAGGACATTTTTGGAGTTCAGGTGGACACAAAGCAGTTACATTCAACGAAGATAACGTACACGGACAATGCGTAGCCTGTAACCAATGGAAACACGGAAACCTAATCAACTATCGTGAGGGTCTCTTAAAACGCATAGGAGAGTCTAAATACGAGCAATTAAGCCAACTTGCTAACCAAACACGAAGATACTCATCAGAAGAACTAAAAGAACTAATCAAAACATACAAAAACAAGATAAAAGATGGAATACAATAGCGACTTCCGTTACGACCTTAAAATAGGTCAGGAGTATGAAACCCTACTAAGCGAGGTGATAGCTTCTACAATCGAAGTTAAACGTGATTTTAAGTGCTATGAGACAGGCAATCTATTTGTAGAATACGAAAGCAGAGGCAAGAAAAGCGGAATCAGCACAACTGAAGCTAAATGGTGGGTGTATTGGTTTAGTAAAACACGAAGTATTTTGATTGAAACAAAAGAATTAAAGCAGATGTGCAGAAAATACATAGGCACAAGTAGAGATATTTTAGGCGGAGATTCTAATACCAGTAAGGGAATCTTGCTACCGATGGAAGATTTATTAAAAAATATTTGAAAAAATATTGTAGATGTGAATATAATATCTATATTTGCATATAACAAAACCGCAACGCTATGAAAGTTACAGTAACACAAACCGAAGTTAGATACTACGAAATCACTAAAGAAGTAGAGATGACTGCTGCTGAATACAAAGAGTATTTGAAAACAGGTATCGCTCCTGTAGAATTAGTTAACGAGTTATGTTCAGCGACAGGTGATGACTGCTACACGGACACGGAGATATTAAATACAATCATCGAAAAAGCATAAATAAAACGGGGGGTGCGCATCCGTAACGCACGAAAACAAAAACGCTATGAAAAATTTATTTAAAAGTTTGGCAGCATTTCAGCAGGAAGTGCCAGTAATTCACAAAGCCACACAAGGCTATGGGTATTCTTACGCAGATTTACTCAAGATTTTTGAGGTAATCAATCCTATCCTAAAGAAACACGGACTCGGATTTACCCAACAACTTACAAACCAAGAAGGGCAAAACTGCCTAAAGACGGTTATCTTCCACGAGAGCGGTGAGTTTATGGAGTCGGTTTGTATGATTCCTTACGTTCAGCTCAAGGGTATGAATGACTATCAAGGATTTGGTTCAGGTGTGACGTACTACCGTCGTTATGCACTCAGCTCTGCACTTGGTTTAGTAACTGACAAAGACACGGACGCATCAGGTGAGCAAGTAAAGACGGAAAAGAAACTTCCTGCAATTGACCAAAAGCGTTTCAGCGCAGCAGTACAAGCCATCGCTAAAGGAGAATACACACGAGAGAAACTCGAAACATCCTTTGCATTAACTGAAGGTCAAATTGATATGTTAAACGCACTATGAAAGCTCTCAAGATTCGATGTTCTGCCATAGGGAAAATTATGGCAACACCACGCTCTAAAGGCGAATTACTAAGCCAAACGGCTAAAACTTACATACACGAACTTGTGTTAGAGGAGAAATACGGCATCCGTAAGGAGTTTTCAAGCCGTTACACAGACAAAGGCAATGCAGTTGAGGATTTATCTATCTCACTTGTAAACGATGTCTTAGACGTAAAATTCATCTACAAGAACGAAGAGTATTTCGAGAACGATTGGATAAAGGGAACACCTGACGTAAACACGGACGATGTATTGCTTGACGTGAAATCAAGTTGGGATGCTACAACGTTTCCGTTTTTTGATACCGAAATCCCTAACAAAGACTATTTCTATCAGCTACAGGGTTATATGTGGCTAACTGGTAAACAACAATCAATGCTTTGCTACTGCCTTGTAGATACACCTATCGAAATGGTAGAGGACGAAATCCGCAGAGCGCATTGGAAACTACACAAGATTGAAGAGGACTACGACTTGCGTGAGGAGATTCTACGCAAACACGAGTTCAGCCAAGTGCCTAAAAACCGCAGAGTAAAAGTATTCTATGTACAAAAAGACGAAGCAGTAATCGAAGCTATCAAAGAAAAAATAGAGCTTTGCCGTGAGTATTATAACGCCCTAATTCAATTCCTATGAATCAGAAAGTAGAAGACCCGATTGTCCTAAAAGTAATGAGCAAGTTTTATGACCGCTCACAAAGAGGAATTGAGAAGTATGGCACAATGTTAACACGGACTGATTTAGATGTCTTAGATTGGCTGAATCACGCTCAGGATGAAGCGATGGACTTCTGCCTGTATTTGGAGCGACTAAAAGACGAAGTAAAACAATTTAAACAAGGATAAGGGGTAAAAATTGCCACATATCTTAAAACGAAATGTAAACGAGAGATGCAACTGACGAGTTGAACGTAGACTGCCGTGCATTGGCTGCGGCTCTCATCGTAGGGAGATAGGTTAGCCTTCCGAGAAAAAAGGCTTTTTTAAACTAAACAACAAGAACAATGAAAATAGAAAT